TTGACCGTATCGCTACTAAATGGTTGGTTATGTAATGGCAGTCGGTGGCGGTAAAACTCTCACAATCTATTTGGCAGCGGATCTTAAAAAGTTTAACTCTGGCATGACACAAGCCCAAACAGGGCTAAGTGGTTTTGCTGGATCTTTAAAAAACATGCTCGGCCCTGCCGCTATCGGGGCCGGTATAGCACTCGGTGCCCTTGCTACTCAAATGGCAGTGCAAGGCGTACAGGCCGCAATCGAGGATGAAGCCGCACTTAAGAAACTCAGCACTACTCTCGACAACTTAGGACTTTCACACGATCAACCTATGGTCGAGCAATTCATAGGGACATTAGAACGTGCTACTGGTGTAGCAGATGATGAACTACGCCCCGCCTATGATCGTCTAATCCGGTCTATCGGCGATACGGCTATAGCGAATGACATGCTTAAACTCAGCATGGACATTAGCGCGGGAACAGGTAAAAACCTTAAAACCGTCACTGAGGCACTCGGCAAAGCATACGACGGTAACTTCACGTCACTTAACAAACTCGGTGCTGGTATAGATACCGCCATAATTAAGACCGGCGACATGGATAAAATCACCGCCGCTTTATCCTCAACTTTTGAAGGTCAAGCCGCCACAAGCGCGTCCACATATGAGGGGCAAATAAAAAGGCTTAGCCAAGCCGCCGACAATCTTAAAGAGGCTTTTGGTAAAGGTCTACTAGAGGGTATCGGCAATACTGACGAGTCGACTCAAAACCTTGTCGATGTTATGGAAAACGCCGAAAAAGGTATCGGGGATGTATCTCGTGGTGTTGGTATTCTTATTAGTGATCTAGTGAGTTTAGTAAGTTTTATGGATGACAATTCCGACGCATCCGAAAACGCTACAGGAAATCAAAATTTACTTACAGATGCCATAAAATTATATGCGGCTCAATTAGGCCCATTGATTCCCGGAATACGTTTCGTTACTAATGGATACATAGATCAAGGCATAGCAGCCGGTGAAGCCGCATTATTTATTAACTCTATGTATGACTCCACGATCGCATTAGCAAAAGCACAGTATTACGCCGCTAACTTGTCGAACACTAGTAAGAAATCTCTCATCGCAACGGCTTACGACTCAGGAATAGCAGCTGCAAAAGAGGCCGAATACATCGCCCGTATGACTAAAATCCTTGGACATGCCCCAGGCGTTATCGTGCCGGTTAAGGATGAGTTAGATAAGTTAACTACCTCGACGGGCTCAAGCACTCAAGCGACAGACAAATTAACAAAAGCGGAAGAAAAACTGCAAGACCGGTTCAAAAATCGCAGCGAAGCAATGACAGAAACCGCGACACTTCTAGAAAATGAAATACAACTACTTAAGGATGCTCGCACAGCAGTCGATAGTTACGCCAACGGTATCGAAAACAGCCTATCGACAGCGATAAGCCTAGGCGCGGCATATGAGGGGCAATTTGACGCCGACGGCAAAAAGACCGGGCAATCATGGATTAGTGCTTTTGACGACCAGATTAATCTAGTTGCGGCGTTTGGAAATAATCTTAATCTGTTAAAACAATCGAACGTAGATGCTAGCCTTATAACAGAATTAGCCAGCCTAGGGGCACCCGTTGGTAACGCAATTGCCGAAGACATGATCGCGGGTGGCGAAGGGCTCATAAACTCGCTTAGCACTAAATGGGTTGGCGTCCAAGCGATGATGAAAACGCTAGCCATGCAATTAGTCCCCGAAGGTCTAATCGCAGGCGAAGCCACAGCAGCCGCCACAGTAGACGGATATGCCACACAATTACTAAATGAAACCGACCGACTTAACAAAATTGGTAAAAACATGGCTAAACCCGTCGGGGCCAAATTTAAGGCGCAACTAATAAGCGACATAGCCGACACGTTACGCGAAGTCGAAGCAGCCGGTACAGCTGCAAGGCTTGAGAAAGTCGCGCAAGCCGAACGGGCACAAGTAGCCCTCACTAATCAAGCCGTAGCCCAGGCACTGCAAAATCTTTTACGCACTAATGACGCCCGTAACGGGGCACCGATCACGCCGGTTAACCGATGATAACGGAGATTAGCCTTAACGGTACGCCACTGGATCTCTCGACCGTGGAATACGAAGTGCAGATCCAGCACGGTAGAAGCGACATTAGTGCAGCCCCACAGCCCTCCAACAGCCAAATAATCCTAAGAGGTTTAGTCGGTGTCCAAGTCGAAATAGCCGATACCGTCATTATTAAAGCCTACGGTCTACGCCGCTTCACTGGTCAAGTATCAGACGTAAACCTTACCCATTTATCTAGTGTGCCAGCCGTAGCCGTGTCGACCATAACCTCGATCGGGGATCTATCACGGGTCGGATTTACCGAAGTCGGGGCCAGTGGTTACCCGCAAGAAACCGTAAGCCAACGGGTCGAGGGTATTTTAACCGCCGTCGGTTTACCCTACCTAAACGGAGCCGACCCCGTAACAAGCCTCCACGCCATTACAGGCGGGGATATTGACCCGACGGACGCACTTAGTTACCTGGCTTATTTAGCCGAAACCACCGGAGCCACATACTACGATGACCCATTTGGTCGGATCGTGTTCGAGTCCTACGGTAACCGGGGCACAACTTCATTCGCTGGTGCTTGGTCTAATCAAGTAGGCACATGGGCAGAAAACCCCGTGACATGGGCAAGCCTGCCAGTCAATCAAATACCCACAAACATACCCGGCGACGACGTTATCTTTACCCCCACATGGGCTAAAACACGGCAAACAGTCGTCAACTCAGTCACAGTCTTAGGACATAACGAGAGCCATGAAACAACACAAACAAACGCCGGGTCAATAGCCACCTACGGTCTACGGGAATACAGGCTCAACACGGACATACGCTTAGCCGGTGGCGTACTTAATCGAGCAGAAGCCATAATCACAGCCCAAGCAATCCCATTTTGGAATCTTGGAAGTATGTCTATTCTTGTACAGAATCTAGGCATTATTGACCGTGATCGAGTTATGAAGCTTGTAAGCGGAATGAGCGTAACCCTTGAAGATTTACCACAGCCAGCCCCAGAAACGTATTACTTTGGAATCGTTGAAGGTTGGGGTGAGGTTTACACGCCCGAGCAGCACATTTTGACCTTGTCGCTATCCGACCCCAGATATTCACTAGCGACAATACCGTGGGGTGACGTCAATCCGGCCCTAGAATGGGGCGATGTGCCCGCCGATCTTAAATGGTTCGAGACAATAACTAGCCGAGATTTAGCGGCATAAGGAGCAGAAATGGCATTAACCCCCGAAGGCACTCCCTATGTGGAGTCCAGCGATCTAGTAGCAAACTATCCGGCGGCCTCGTTGTCCCTGGCTAACCGAGTAGACCTAGTAGGTGTCCTACCGTTTGCTGACTCAACGGCAAGAGGCACGGCTATACCGAGCCCTACAGACGGCCAGTACTCATATTTACAGGACACAAATGTAACCGAATTCTGGAACGGTTCAGCGTGGACAGCTGCAGGGGGTGCCCCCGGCCTTGTTCACATTGCTACTGCCACTTTAAGCGCAGCAGCAAGCGTAACAATTAACACGTGTTTTACTGCCACTTACGCTAATTATGTTATGTATTTTAGTTTAACTGGAAGCGTAGATAATAACGTCCTAATGCAAATGAGAAACGCCGGATCAACTATTACCGCTGCAAATTATTCATGGTTTCAAGTAGGATTTACTAATGGAAACACAAGCGCTAACGCTTTCTCTAATGGTCAAACAGCGTGGCGTATAGGTCAGGCTGCTTCAACGATTCCCGCGGTAGGATTTGTTAATTTTTATGAACCATTGACAAGCCGAGCCCAAATGTTAAACGGTGGAGCGACTGGTTTTGATACAACTAACGCAAGCACACAGTTTACAGGGTTCAGATATTCCACCAGTCAAGCGTTCGATTCTATTGTTGTATCAGCCTCAACGGGTAACCTTTCCGGCACTCTCCGTATTTACGGATTAAAAAATAGTTAGGAAAAATAATGATTGAAGTTTTAGAGATTGACGTACCGACAGGAAAACAGATTGAGCGTGACCGTACCCCCGAAGAGCAATCACAATACGAAGCCGACCAAATAGAAGCTAAAAAAGCCACAGCGGCAGCGGAAAAACAAGCAAAAGCCACAGCAACAGCAACAGCAGCCGCTATCGCACACGCTAAAAGCCTTGGTTTTACTGACTCAATGATAGCCGTCATGTACCCTAATCTAGGAGCATAAAATGTCACAAATCGAAGAGGAACTACACGTCGATAACGCCCCCGAGGTCGAGGAGAAGCCAAAGAAAAAAGCGGCTAAGCCCGTAACCTTAACGGACACAGAGCGGGCTCGGGCAGCAGTCCGAGCCAAACTAGCTGCAAAATGACCCTAGCGGACTACGTCGGACTAGTAGCCACAGTCCTAGCCATACTCGCCATAATGGGAGGCGGCTTAATCTGGCTTGTACGAAACGTAGTACGAGACGAAATTAGCAAAGCCACAAAGTCAATACAGCCAGGCTACCGCAACGGTGGAGAATCACTCGCCGATCTTGCCTATAAAGTCGACCGCCTAATTGAGCATGTAGGAATGGACAAATAATGAAACAATGGCTAGCACAAACTTGGGAAGGCTCCGTATTTAAGATAGCGGCGGGAGCAGGGCTCGGAGCGCTCGCGTCGTACCTGATGACCAGCAACGTACACC